GTATAAATCTACAAAAGATTTAATAGCATTTGAACATCCTGCTATATTTCCAGAAGAACTTGCTGAAAAACATATTATTTCGTGGACAAATGAAGGTGATATTATTTATGACCCATTTATGGGAAGTGGAACAACTGCCAAAAAATCAATTGAATTAAATAGAAATTATATTGGAAGTGAAATATCAAAAGAATATTGGAATATTTCGCAAGAAAGATTAAAGGTAGAGATGAAGGACAAGATAGTAGAAGTGTTCCCCATAAGGCAAGACCAGTAGGAAGACAAAATATACATCCAACAGTCAAACCAACTGATTTGATGGCATACTTGATAAGATTGATTACACCAAAAGGAGGATTAGTCCTTGACCCATTTATGGGTTCAGGTTCTACTGGTAAGGCAGCAGTAAGAGAAGGTATGGACTTTATCGGTATAGAAAGAGAAGATGAGTATATGGAGATTGCGAAGAGTAGAATAGAATATGAGTTAAAAAAGAACAAACACAATCAGTTCTTTAATATATAAAAATATATAACGAGGAGTAATATGAAAACCAATAAAATCCAACAAAAGAAAAATGCACTAATAGAAGCATTGACACAAACATTAGGAGTAGTGACTTCTGCGTGTAAGATAGCAGGAATAGATAGAACTATGTTTTATGATTATTACAATAGTGATGAAGAGTTTGCACAAAAAGTACGAGATATACAAGAAGTTGCAGTAGATTTTGCAGAAAGTAAATTATACGAACAAATCAAAGATAATAATACTACTGCAACAATCTTCTACCTAAAAACAAAAGGTAAGAATAGAGGGTATGTGGAAAGACAAGAGATACAACAAGAAACATCAGGAACAATAAAATTTGATTTTAGTTAAAGTTATGAACGAACATCCAAAATATAAAGGTTATTATGGTACTGCAGGTGGAGACATATACAATAAGAGTTTCCAATACCTTATACCACAGTGGGTAGAAACTACACACAAAACTAAAATAGGTCATAAAAGAATAGGGTGGAATAAGTTCTTAATGGAATGCCACTTAGGTAGGGAGTTAGATAAAAAAGAGGTAGTAGTACCAAAAGATGGAAACCCAAGAAACCACAAACTATCTAACTTGGAGTTAAAATCTAAATCTCAGCATCAGAGAGAGGTGATGTATAAAAGATGGGCGAAATAATATACAAAGGATTCCAACCTTACCCATTCCAAAAGGAGATTATAGATTCAGTAATCAATACCGATAGTATGTTCTATACCATAACTTGTGGAAGACAAATTGGTAAAACACTACTCCTGATTAATTTACTACTATACTATAGTATAAACTACCCTAAATCCAACTTATTATGGGTTTCACCATATTATAGTATGGCAACAAAAGTACTACTACAAATCATAGAAGGAATAGAAAGTAGTGGAGTTGCTAAATCTGCAAATAAATCAGATTATGTAATGACACTAATAAATGGTTCTACTATATGGTTTCGTTCTGCAGAGAAACCCGAGACCATACGAGGGTTGAGTATTGATTATGCGTTCTTGGATGAGGCACAAGATATATCAGATGATGCATTCAATAAGGCTATACTACCAACACTAACTGCTAAGGGTAAGAAATGTTTGATTGCAGGAACACCAAAGTTAAAGAACTGGTTCTACCAATACCACCAACGAGGGATAAGTGATGAACCTAGTTATAAATCATTCACTGCACCATCAAGTATATCACCCTTTGTATCTGCCCAATTTCTTAAAGAACAAGAAGAATCCCTACCACCAAGTATATTCAGACAAGAATTTATGGCAGAGTATATAGATGGTGATTCAGAGGTATTCTCAAATATAGATGGAGTATGCGTACTAAATGAATACCCACAAACAAAGGAAAGAACTTGGGGTGGGTTGGATGTTGCAACGAAGGGAGATTACACTGTCTTAACGATTATGGATGCAGTTGGTAGGGTAGTATGGATATGGAGAGATCGTGGGTTAGAATACACGCAAATCGTTGATAAGGTAAGTTATTATTGTAAGATATACAATACTGAATTATTCATAGAAGCAAACTCAATAGGTGATGCAGTATATGAAATGGTAAAAAAGAAATATAAAAATGTCCAACCCTTCATTACAACTAACACATCAAAAGAAAATATAATAAGAAGGTTAATATCTGATATAGCAGATGGTAGTGTGGAACTACCTTCACCTAAATTGTTTCTACCACTATATCAAGAACTGCAAATGTTCCAATTTAAATACCTACCATCAGGTAAGGTACAATATGAGGCACAATCAGGATGGCATGATGATTGTGTAATGTCCCTTGGGATATGCAATTGGAATAGAATACAAAACCCAAATAAAAGGAAACTAGTAATATCATCAATAAGGTGATATATACCACACCTTAAATAAAAATATAATATAGTATGATTACAAAAGATATTAATATACCAAAGGAACTAACCATCGGGTTATGGAAAAAAATATCCAACCTAGAACACCTATCTGATATAGAAAAGATAATCAAGGTAGTCTCTGCAGTGAGTGGTGAAGATGAAACTGAAATAAAACGATGGGATTTTATATCACTAACCGAAATATATAAGGCGATAAACGAGAATATAGAAGAAACAAAATCTATATTCTTGCCTATAATAGATTTTAATGGCAAACAATATGGATTCCAACCTATCTCTAAAATGAGTGCAGGTGAGTATATTGATTTGGAAAACAAAATGAAAAAGGGAATAGATGGGTTAGAGGAAATAATCTCGGTATTGTATAGACCTATAACCAAATCAAAGTTTGATACTTTAGAATGGAAGCTAAAACATAACATCAAGTATATTATGGGTAAATCAGAAGACCTATTCAAATACTATGATGTGGAGGAATACGATAATGAAAAATGTGAGTGGAGAAAGGAGGTGTTCTCCAATCTTCCACTATCTATTGCGTTAGGAGCATACAATTTTTTTATAGTGGTAGGGTTTCTACTCTCAAGAAATACCCTAACTTATTCCCCAAACTTGAACGAGGATCAGAAGAGGAAGATGATACAAGAACTGGACCAAGCATCGGAGAGCATTATGGGTGGTTCCTCATCTTACACAAACTGGCGAAAGATGGTGGGATTCTAAAACTGACTGATGTAGATAATATAACGAAAGTGAATTTTATATATATGCTTAACTGGCTATCACTTGAATGGGAAATAGCAAAGGAAGAAGATAAGAAAAACAAAGAACTGATTAACAATATAAGGAAAAGATAATGGTTAGCTATAATGAACTTGTAAATACATTCCAATTTGCAATAGAACAAAACCCATACTACAAAGGATTTGGGCATGGTGGAATAGAAAAGATTGATGCAGTAGTGAATCAAGGCTATCCACTATTCTTTGTAAGACCAATAACATCAATTGGACTACAAGGTCAGTTTGGTAAGGAAAGACTACTAACATTTGAGTTCTACTCATTAGATGTACCTAAACTATCAGATGAGGATAATAGAAAAGTCCTATCAAATACAGAACAAGGATTATATGACTTCTTTGCATTCTTTAATGATGGACCAGTACAATACGATTTACAAATCCAAATGGTAAATATAGTGCCACTATTGGAGGTATTCCAAGATAGGGCAGTGGGATGGGTTACTACTTGTAATTTAATATCTGATGCAGTAGGTGTATCTTATTGCGAAATATAATGGATAATAAGTTAGCATATATAAGTGGTTGGTTATTAACTACTATAATCAGTATGGGAATATACGATATAGTAATGACTGCATTGGTAGGTTTGATAGGTGGATTCTTTGGTATATTGGGCAAGGAGTTATATTACTACATAAAGAAAAAGATATATGGATAATACCTTTACAAATATAGATGAGATACTACGAGAAGGTGGTAGAAGAATGCGTGAGGCAATGGTGAATCAACTTATAGAAAATGGTTCATTAGGGACAGGTAAGTTAGCCCGTTCTATCCAAGAAAAGGTAGTACAACAAGGTGGTAAATCTACACTACTAATACTAATGGAAAATTATGGTTGGTATGTGGAAAAAGGTATAGGTAGAGGACCAGGTAAAAGACCACCAGTAAAACCACTCATAGATTGGTTGACACAAAAGCAAATACGAATACCTAGTGGATTGGATAAAAAATCATATGCCTTTGCAATTGCAAATAAGATTGCAAAAGAAGGAACTGATCCAAAACCAAGACCATTTATACAACCATCAGTAACCTTAGTAAAAAGTCAATACTTGGATAAGGCATTAATGCAAAGTGGGACACAAGATATAGATAAGTTCATAAATAAGGCCTTCTCACTAAATGGAGGTAAATTAAGATAATATGGCTATAACATTATTACAACAACCAACATCACCTAACGGCTCAGGAGGGGATATAATTTATGTAGTGAGTTCAAATGAAACAGCTCAACCACAACACAAGTTTTTACTAGATGTAAAGGATGGGAATGATGTCTTACTAAAAAGACTAAAACAACCAACCAACCCATCAGGATACTGCGTATTTGAAATATCACAAATTATAGATGACTATATGGGATATGATGAGGTGTGGAATACAACTACTATAACAAGTTCATCTAAATCCAATATAAAAGATTTTAAGATATACGCTGGTGAGGAGTATGGTGCATCCATATCAGGTTCAGTAACAATATATAATGGTAATGGTGGAGTAGGTGATCCAGCAGTAGGTGGTGGAACAAAAACATTCATACCTGCAGTAGAAGAAAGAAGCGAAGGATTTAATTGGGTATTTAGTGATTATACTGCATCTTATTTAACGAACTCACCACTAACACAATCCGTCTCAACCGATGAATGGGGAACACTAACCCACTTTAACATAACTGGTTCTAACCCTACTACTATAACCTATACTGTCCGAGATAGTAATAATACAATATTGGGTACAACCTCACTAACTAATACCTTTAGCACAAGTGTGGAAAGTAGTAAAATAATCCATATACCAGTAGGACCAAAGAATCTATCCTCCCTCCCAACTATTGGTTCTATCCTACAAGGTCAAACTTGGAATACACTACAAGTAGTAAGTAATACAAACTTGGGAACTATAACTTATAAAAGGAGAGATAATTGCATCCCACAGAATGGAACTCGGTTTGCGTTCATTAACAAGTTAGGAGTATGGGATTATTATACTGGGACACTAACCAAGACACAAACTCGTTCTTTTAATACTAATACCTACCAACAAAACTTTATAGATTATAGTACCAATACACCAACTATAACTTTTAACCCATCACGAAGAGGAGAGACGATATACAATAAAACCATAGATGCAGTATTTAGTTCACAGACTGATTGGTTGACACAAAGTGAGGCAGATTGGTTAGTAGAGTTATTTGAGTCCCCATCAGTACTAATACAAAGTGATAATTATTTTCTGCCAGTAGTGATTACAAATCAGAATATTGATATGAAAACTAACCCACGAGGACAAAAGTTATTTACCTACACAATAGAATATAGATTGGCTAATAAGAAAAAGAATAGAAAATAATGGTTGGAAATACATTTATACGAGTTTCTTATCAAGGAACAATATACGATTTAGATGTCCTAGAACAAACACCTATACGAATGGATATATCATCTATTGAAAACGATAGAATAGGTGATGTGTTTGGTGCTGCATCACAAACATTTACACTTCCTTCAACAAGAACTAACAATAAATTCTTTAACCATGCATATAAGATAGGGTCTATAACAAGACCTGCATTTACAAACTCAGTAGATTGCTGGGTTATATCTGATTCGGATACACTACTAGAAGGTAGTATGTTCTTA